GACGTTCTTATCTCCAAACATCTTTTGACTGCGGTCGGTGACTGCTTTTTCGGTGGTCTTGTTTTGTGATGGCTGGTCGAGGGTGCGGAGTTTTTGGTCATTGCGGACGATGAGGTCTTCTTTAGGTACGTCTAGGGAGTCGTCAAATGTGTTCTTTAGCGAATCATCATAGACTCTGGCTTTATCTGCTTTCACGGCATAGTGTTGTTCGCCACTTGGGAACTCATCATCTAACCGTATATCAGATTTCTTGACTCGGATTGGCACTATAGTGTCGCCATAGCCGGAGTTCTGACCGTCCTTTACGGTAGAGAGGAATACTTCGTTAGTGTTCTCCTTGCTGAGTAGTTTGCCTGATTTTCGTATCTTATCGGCGCTGTCCTTAGACGTTCGGTGATATAGTACGACTTCATCTTTGCCGATAGGTTCGGCTTTCACATACCTCTCACTCATAGGCATATCCATACGAGCTTGGACTGCACGGGCTTCGGCTTCACCGGCAGAACGATTGTAGGTATTAAAGTCTTTTGAGCCATCACCGCCCCTAGCAAAACCTTCTTTCGTCTGTATGGCATGCTGTAACTCGTGCATCAGCGTTGAACGTAAATCTTCAGTAGTACGAATAGTCTTAGCATTTATAGTAATCTCGTTACTCTTTGGGTGATAGGCTGCGTCTTCCGCTAAGTTGTTAGCTTGTAATACTCGTATATTTCTAATATCAGGATATTGAGAATAAAGCATCGGATGGTCAAGTATGGCGCCTATGGGTCTGCCTTTGCTCAAATCCCACCCAAATTCACCACGGTTAATCTTGATCTTCGCCCCACTATCATCCACCTCAAACCGAGGCTTGCCATCAGGTGTATTCGTAAACACTCGCCCGGCTTTTTGTGCATCAGCAAACCCCTTAGCATTCTGCCCCATGATAGTTCCACCGGGTATCAACTGCCTAGCTGTCTCGTTGAGCCTCATCAGCCGTCCCTCAATAGTCCCTCTCAAATTAGTAGGCACTCTCGATTCAGCAGTCTGGACAACCTTATTAAATCCTTTGCCAGCTCCGTGCATCATGCCACCGCCCAGCGCCCCTAAAGCCACAGCATCTCGATAGTTTCGCCAATCACTATTCACTTTGCCATCATCAGCCAAATCTCCAGCAAAAGTCTGTACGCCCTCCTCAAGCCCCTCGGTACCCATATCTTTAGCGAGGTTTTTGGTTGCCTGAAGTGCGCTGACCTTAGCGGTCTTCTTGCCTAAGTTCTTCGCACCAGCACTAGCGACAGATTTTATCAGAGTACCGCTACCACCAACACCCAGCCCAGCTGTCGATATAAAACCATCAGCGATGTTGCCAGCCCTCTGCAAACCTGATAGGCTCTTGCTTTTCTCATCAACTCCAGACACACCTTTAGCAATCTTATCTGGTGCTTCCACTATCCCTTGAGCCATACCAGGTAGTAAATTCAGTGCAAACCTACCATAATCACCAGCGTCATTCCACTGGAAACCCTCTTGTTTGTCGCTCGAATTGATATTTCTCTGCACCCCCTCTAACTTATCCACTAGCGGGTCAGTAAAGCTCTTAGCATTTTGTTGCTGTTTAGCACCAAATAGACCATGTTCGCCTAGAGGGTTCAAATAATCAAGAAAACCAGGTTGCTTAGCCTTTTCAGCCTGTCTTTGAGCTTCTATCTTAGCCCTTACCTGCTCGGCTCTACCTTGAGGCGTGTTCTGGTAGTTCTGGATAGCTTTTTGTCGTCCCTCATTAGTCATCACGCCATAGCCAGGTATTTTATCTTTCATGATTTCATCTCTCGACTTAAAAGTCTGTTGCACAGGTTGAGCATTTATCTGCATCACCGGCTTTTGGGTAGGAGCAAGCACACTTTTTGGAGCTTGCACACTACCTAGCACAGGTGTTTGTTTTTGCACGTTCAATAGACCCCCTGACGGACTTGGAGGAGCAGGAATAGCAGGCTTAGGTGCAGGCCTGACTGTTTGAGTAGCAGGTCTGCCGTTCACTACTGAATTATAATCGGCACCACCATCCCACGGGTTTACTTGAGCAATTACGCCTTGGCCACGCTTTTTAAGCCATCCAAATAGGTCCATTGTAGCCTCCTAGTTCAAAAACTTGTTATATTCGTCTTCAGTTTTCTTTTTGTCGTTTAGGGATAGCAAATTATCGATAAACGGAGTAGCAGAAGTGTTATTGCCAACACCGCCATCGACTTTCACCCCTGTAGGGTCTTGCTGGTAAGTGCTTAGTTTGGCAGCCTCATAGACTGGAGTATTACCAGTGTAGCTTTGAGCCTGTCGGATAGCGTTAGGAATACTAGACTTCAAGTTTAGTAGCTGTGAGCCAAGTGAGCTTGCGTCACCTCGCCTTGCGGATAGGTCGTCACGAATAGAGCCGACATCACTTCGCAATCGGTCGTGTTCTGCTGTCAGCTGGTTCTTAGCGTCATCTCGCCAGTCTCGGAGCTTATCTCGCTCGCTTTTTAGGTTGTTCATGAAATTAGCCCAGCTCGTGTCAATTCCCTGCTCGTTAGAAGCAAAGTTTTGACTTGCACCTGACCTTTGAGCTGTTTCAACATCTGCGACAGCGTTAGGTATGTTAAATAGCGCCGCCGAACTACCGCCTGCACCTGCAGCGCCCAAAGCCGACAAAAGCCCCCTTAGACCCTGTGAGGCGCTGTCCTGAATACGATTGCGGTCATTAAGCAGGCTCTGCTGGTTCTGCACCCTTTGCCTTGCAACATCAGCTCTTCGCTGTGCCTCAGATGAATTAAACTCGTTCGTTCGAGTGTTAAACTGTGAGTCAATGTTGCCGATTTGGTTGTTGTAAGCATCTTTTGCTTGATCGAGAATACCACCGACTTGGTTGAGGTATTGATTATACATTGCTAGGTCTTGAGCTGATGGACCGGCGTAGCCACCGCCTGTGTAGCCGGTGTTGATGGTTGTGCCAGTGTTTTGGCCTGTCTGCTCGGTAGAAGAGCCCGTTTGTTCATCTTTGCTAGTTTGTTTTTTATTGTCCACCTGCCGTATAGCGTTATCGAAAGCAACGCCACTGGCTATAGGAAGGGCGGCACCGACTCCCGGTAGTGCCCCCACCGTAATTGCTGCTGGGAGGCTGTAACCCACCCTACCGGTGTTAGCTGTTTTATTACCTGCGTTAAACAACTCAGACAGCCCTATTTCTGGTAGGTTAAAGTACGTGCCCGCTCCATCAAATACGTCTGCTACCCAATTTGCCATTTTCTCTCTCCTTTCGAGAAACAATCTAGGAGAGAATAGGTGCTATGGTGTTTGGCAGAAATGTTGAACGATTGAACTGTGAACTATACCGAATCCAGTCAATGAATACTTAGGGTCTAGCATAGCTTCACGGTGTTTATCTGATTGTAGCCACCAACGGATTGCCGACTCGCCTGTTTGAAGTGAGCCGTCTGTTTTCCAGGCTAGGTTCTCACTCGCATAAACACACCGAGGTCTTAACGATTTCAGATAATCAAGCCCGTTATCGTTCGTCTCGCCAGGTCTTTTATGCCCAAAATAACCGTGTTCTGCTTGGTCGTCAGCTTTCCATTGAGCACTCTTGCTTAGGGTTTCATCAAGTTGCAACGGTCCCACCCCCACCTTAGCCCTCTCTAAATTGACCAGAGCTAGTAAATTAAGCTCTGTCAGTGGCAAAGGTTCAGGCTCAACAGTCTTGACCACAGGTTCAGGCGTATACGCTTGATTCGCCTCAGTAGACAGCCCATAACCAAAAATAAAACTCGCACCAACTGCGACAATCGCTCCGATTATCCAAACTATCTTTTTCATACCTCTGTTATAGCACAAGCTAAAACATAAGTCAATAGCCTCTATCCTCTCCTGATTGTTAATTTACGATAGTTTCAAACTATTTATTGTTAGTTATAACCTCGTAACCATCTGTGCCTTGTTTCTCGGCTAATCGTGGAGAGCCTTTTTTCTCGGCTATCACTAAGGAAAGTTAGTTATCGACCTGTTGCGATTAAGTGCCTATTTTCGGCTGTAGCGAGTCCCTTTTTTCTCGGGTATTCGTCGCTAGTATCTAGGGACATTATACCACATTAGAACCATTGAGGTATCACGGAAGCCGTCAGCGAGTTCTTGATTTGTGTAGTCGTCAGAGTTGCGTACCCAGTGCTACTCGTAACAACCCCGGTCCAGTTCACCACTTGCCAGGTATCATTAGCCACAATACACCTCAGCGCCACATTGCCATATTGCAAGCCCTGGATATAGCCACCAGTTGCCGTTATATCGCCCTCAAGTATGATTTTATCGCCAGCAGGAGCAGTAACCCTCCAGCCACCAGCGCCTAAGCCTATCACTTCTACTATTTGACCGATTGCGGCCGTTGCAGGTAGAGTCACATTGACCTGAGCGGCGTTATTCGCTAGATAGCCTTGATTGACTGCCGCTGTTTGAGTTGTGCCTGTTACATTGGTAAGCGACATTATCTGTAAATAAGTGGTATTCGTGTCTGTGTCGCTATTCCTCTGAGAGCCAAACAGCTGATAAGCTGTGCCGTCATACCACATCATCACCCGTGTACCAGCCAGCGATACGCCGTTGGCGTTAGCATTGCCTACTTGTATATTCTTAGCTCCTGAGCCGTCAATGTTGAGTGTCGGGGTTGAGGCTGTGTTCGACGCTGAGAATGTCACCAATAGCACATCACCAGTCGCAGGCGTGTAAGTACCGCCAGTAGTTGTGCCGATTTTCGCCGCTGTGCCTGCTGCCGTTGTAGTCGATACTGCTACTACCGATAGCTTAGTCTTATCTTCTTTGGCGTCTAGAGCCGATTGAGTGGCTGTAGAGATGGGTTTGCCGAGGTCTGAGGTGTTGTCTACACTACCGAGGTCCACGTCCCCCTTAACTAGCGTCACTGCGCCTGTCTTGCCAGCAACCGAGACGACAGGTGCTGATGTCGGAGTAGACCACGAGTAGTCATAGTCTGTTGATGAGTTCTTGAGGAGCGTCTGACCACTAGTACCACCTGCAGGGACTGATATACCAGTATCGCCTTTGTCGCCTTTCGGACCTGTAGCTCCAGTCGGGCCAGTCGCACCAGTCAAACCAATCGGACCTTGAATTCCCTGCTCGCCCTGAATACCTTGCGGACCAGCGTCGCCTTGTATACCTTGCGGACCAGCAGGACCTTGCGGACCAACATCACCCTTATCGCCCTTGAGCCCACCAATTCCACTCATCTCGACATTACTAGGAGCATTGACCGATATATTCATCTCAGGAGCTGGTGAGACCGTTATATTGACATCTTGGACGCTTAAATCCATATCACCCCCTCAATGTTACTGCTGGTAGTATCTGACATTTATCGACTTTGAGCGTCGTTTGCTCGCCTGAACTCTTTTTTAGCTTGATATCATAGACATACTTGCCCGGCTCGACATCTGTGTCGCTTGGCGTGAGTACCACCACTGTCTGACCATTTGCTGCATCTATGTGGCTCGTGACATCTTTTTTAATTAACGCTGAACTATCAGTGCCGTCATCGTCGTAGTCGGCTTTTACAGTAAAGTACACTGTAGCACCAGTGAGATCTACGCCGGGAAACGACAGGTTGATGTTGACTGTGTTCTCTCTGTAAAACTTCATATTGTTCCTTTCTTTAGGTGGTATTCCCACCCCTTGCCGTCAGGTTCTGGCTGATCGCTACCTAATCGCTGGCTTGGGGTGGTTTTACCTTGTTTGTTGTTAGGCTGCGTTTGTGATTTTAACGACTGCGCTTGCCTTTTTGCTAAAGACAAATGCTTCGTGGATAACACGACCGTTGACGAAGTAGCCAGAAGCCGCCTCTTGGAACTTGCCTTGGTTGTAATCAGCAAGATACTTAGGAGCAGCAGCTGCCCGTTCGTGAGTTACGATAGCCTCAATCTTGGCAGGCATGTAGCTATCAGGTACTTCAATCACTAGAGCGCCGTCAGCGGTTCGTCCGTAGCGTCCACTGCGTCGTGATTCAGCAGTTAGTTCGCTATCAGGCGTAAAGCCTTTGTCCTGTGTAAGCAATGAATAGTAGCTTGCACGAGCTAGAACAACACGGCCAGAGTGTGGCACAAGTGCGTTAGTCTGAGCTGTCATAGCCTCTTTCAATCGCTTGTAGGCAGTAGTGTCAGTGATTGCAGCAGGCGTACCAACAACAGTAGCAGCAGTACCAAGAGCGGCAATGTTGTACTTGTCAATCATTGGGATGATCTGCTCTTCCATCTGAACTCGCATGACTTCTTTGGTGTCAAGCGAGCCATCCTTAGCGAACTTAGCGTCTGCTAGGTCGATTGGGATAGCAAAGAACTTGTCCTGAGTAGCTGTGACAACTTGCTCGTTGTTTGCCATTTGCTGGTAAGTAAAGCCCCAAGTATCACCAACACCCTTGGCGGTTGCTGGGTTCTTAAGCGAAGTGTAGTCACGCATCGCCTGTGAGGTTGTGCTGTAGATCTTGAACACGTTAGTAGTTCCACCGACAACTTCATACTCACCCTTGAATGCTGGAGCGGTCAAACTTTTTAATGTAAAGCCTTTATCTAAAATCTTAGAATAGGCTGATGGTAAAGTTATAGCCATCTTAGTTAATCCTTTCGATTATTAGTCGAAAAAGCTATCTATGAAGTCCTTTGTCTCATCTTTTGCCGACGCTCCAGTCGAGCTGGTAGTGTCTGCTCTAGATAACATCTGTTCAACCGACCTCTGAGCGTTAGCTCTCCCTGTCGTCTGTTCAGCTGTGCGAACTCGGTTAGCGATTCCGACCAGTTTTTTACTGATTTCATACGGTGATTGTCTCAACCCTATCAGATTGCCTTGATTGTCCACGATTGCCGATTGACTCATAAAAGTGTCAAAATCACTGGCGAGTTGTGGGTCAAAGTCTGGGCTATTACTATCTAGCTGTGGGAAGTCTCGAAGTGCTTTCTCTGTGTCGAGCGTTGCGCTGTTCAGGTTAGCCTGGACTTGCAACTGATAGCGCTCCTGAGCGATTTGCTCTTGCCTTGCCTGATTGGCTTGGTAGAGGCTTATTCGCTGGACTTCTTGAGGCGTAAAGTATTCGCCTGTCTCTGGGTTGATTTCATCAAGTAGTGCCTGCTCATTCGCGACTTGAGTTTCCTGCGAGTTTAGGCGTGCAAGCTGTTCTCGGAGTTCACGGTTTTCATTAGCAAGCTGTTGAAAACGGTTAATACTCTTATCAGCTTTTGCCTCAGGTGGTACTTGGTCATCACCTCGCTCTTGGGTTTCGTCCGTTGATTCTTCTACTTGATCGCCGTCGCTCTCGTTCGTTGATTCGTCGGTTTCTACTTCAGCAAATGCTTCATCGAAGTAATCCCCAGTCGCTTCAGACTCTGTTGTTTCAACTGGTGCCGATTCAGTTGTAGTAGTGTCTGCGACTACATTGTCATTTACGGCGGTAGCTTCTTCAGCCATCGTTCTCTCCTTTGTTTTACGACTATTACACTGTCGGAGTGAGAGTTTTGAGATAAACTCCTGTCTCTCTTGCACCTGCGAGGTCTTGCAAGAGAGAAAGCAGCCTGTCTCTACTGCTTCATGGTCGCCTCCACCCTTGCTTCAATCGTTCGGGCAATGTTCAGTAATTCACCTCTGATAGTTCGGCGGATTATCACCTCACGCATAAACAATTCGGGGTCATCCTGAGGAGTAACTGCGATACTATCGACACTCATCATCGCCCCAGCCTTTTGCTTGACATCCTCGATAATCTCTTTGAGCAATGGCACTTGGTTCAAAGTGTCTTGTAGCTCTTTATTAACTACCTTTTCGGTCTCGGTCGGCTTAAAGCTCTCACCAGAGTTGGCGTAAACATTATCGTTCATTGCTTGCTCCTGCTCGCATTAACATTGCGGTTATTTCGTCATCACTCATACCATCAGCCTGCATTTGCTGGACCTCCATCAATACTTCAGGCGGAAAGCCTAGCTGGGCTAGTTGGTCGGATAATGTCGGCTGTTCGATTGGTTGCTCTGCTGGCGTTTCAGGTAGTGGCTCGGCTGGCATTTCTTGGGGCATAGCCTGTGCTTGAGCCTGCATTTGAGCTTGTTGCTCCATCTCTTTAATATCTTCGTCAGATATTCGGTAGTTTTCAGGATCTTCAAGTGCTAGATTGGTGACGATACCGTTATATAGGGCAATCTTCTTGCCAGTCGGGATTAACTGTTGGAAGGTCGGGCTACCATCGATGATTTGCAATAGTTGCATTTGCGACTCAAGCGTCTCGGAGTCATCTTTTGCTTTAGATGAGCCTGCGTCTATACGGAACTTCAGATTTAGAGTGATTTCATCGTAATTCACCAGCACTTTATTCTCGGCAAGCATAGCTTCAGCTTCAGGGTTTAGCTCGTATTCACCTCTTTTAACTAGTTGCTTCAAGCGGTCAGCCGTCTTATCTGATACAGTCAGCACCTCTGAGCCAGTTCGTTCAGCAAAGAATAGGTTGATAGCCGTCTCACTCCAGGCTTGAAACCACGATTCAAAGCGTTTACGGATGGCGTTGTCATCGACAGATATGGCGGCGTTCTGATTTTTGAGAGCTTGAGGCGTTTTCCCAAACCCGGGATTACCTACATCTGCCGATATCGAAGTATCAGGGCTATTCACTAGATTCAGCAGTTGCGACTTATTTAGTCCATACAGTTGTGGGTAGTCATTGAGAGCCTTTGTATCAACCGTTAGAGGCACGATTCGACCGTTCGGGTCGGGCATACGAATTAAAGCGTTCGGCATCATCTTGACACTAGACAGAGGCACATTGCCATAGACTTGCAAAGCTGGTTGCATTGAATAAGCTCGATTGAAAGCGTGAGCCTGCATATCTGAGTCAATCAGGTTCTGAAGCCCACCGATCAGCTCGATTATCCCTCGCCCAAATGGGTTCTCACCATCGATATCGCCATAAAAGAAGTCCAGTGGCATTTTGCCTCGTGGGTCTTTATTGACCTTAGTTCGGACTATCTTCTGTGAGCTTCGGTTGAAAGTGTAAAACTTAGCACCTACCCCTGATTGAAAAGCCGTGATAAGCTCGATAGCCTCAGTTGCAACGCCTCGTTCATTCTCGCTCGGAGTCTTGGCTTGCTCGTCTTTAGCTGTTAGCTCTTGCTTTACTTCCTCTAGAGCCTTGATGTCCCAGGTCGACTCATACTTCTCGCCTCGTTTCTTAGCCTGAGCTTGAAGTTTCGTTTCGGAGTCGATAAGCCTGTCGATATCGCCCTCCTGCCACCAACTGCGGAGGAATATTGCATTGCTTGACCCGGCTGATTTCTTGCCCTGAGTGATGAAAATATCGCCCCAGTAGGGAATAGTCATATCAGGCGTAAAGATACCGGAGTGATTAACAAACGGTGTATACGACACACCAAAGCCAAACGACAAGCCATTCTCGATAATTAAATGAGACTTCTCAAATAGCCCAAAGTCCTCATTGGCATTAGGCATAATCTGCTCGGTGTATATCTCTTCAGCGATAATATCGACAAATGAGTTCTCTTCTTTAGAGATGACGCTACCGATTGGCAACTGCTGGACGACTCGTTTCGGTGTTTTCTGGACGATTGAGGCTGCCGTGCCGTCGGTGACACTTGGATAAGCTTCGTCTATCTTTTTCGGACGATTTCGGGCAATCCTCGCATATTCATCAAAAGCCCCTGTCAGGTCTTTCGTATAAGTCTCCGCTTTGTCGAACTCTTTGAATACATTTTCTTTTGTAATGTATTGGTACATAAAAACACGGCCTTTCTTTTTGTCGAAAGTGCCGTGTTTCTTGGCTGTTTTCTTCTGGCTACATTATACCATACTACTCATCGATAACAAATCTACCTTTTACCAACACTGAAAAAGTCTTTACAATCTCAAAGTAGTTCTTGTCCTCTGGTGGGTGGCAAACATCAACCCTCGATTCTATCACCTTTTTGTCTGATAACAGCTCATGGATAGCATTAGCGATAGCCTCTTCTTCTGTGCCGTCATAGATTCGCTCCCTTGCGACAATCGTCATCTTGGCTAAAGCTTGGCTATAACCTCGGAAGTAAGTCTCAAAGAGTGTTGACTCCGTGCCATCACTTGCGACAACCTTGGTTGATACTGTGCCATACTCAGGTTTCACTCTCCACCTCCTTGTTATCCATTAAATACGCCTCATACGAAGTCTCATAACACTCAAAACAGATAAAATAATTCACCAGATACAATGCACCGTCTCGTTTCTCTGGCGTGACGCTCCCCAATGTTAAGTAGTGTAAACAATTGCTACATCTCTTCACCACAAACTCCTTATATTCCCGCTAGTATAAACGCCCTCGTCCTCATCTCTCACTGCATTGAACTTCGTCATCCCATACACAACAGACATCATCTCATCGCTGTTGAAGTGGTCGTATTCATCGATAATCTCACCATCTTTGTCGGTCTGCCACATAAAGTTCTGATAGCTTTCTATATAGTGCTTGCTCCGCCTGGTGATACTGATTCGTTGAGCCTGGACAAATTGAATTGCCGATACAGTAAACTTCTTACCACCTGAGCCTTTTTTGATAACCCCTGTGATATTCACCCCATATTCTTGCATTTCAGCGATTGACTTCTGCTCTGCGCTGTCTGCAATCGTCAGGACATTAGGCTCGGGTTGAGCAAGGATGATATCAGCCGTTTGTCGATTGAGCATACCGGTCTTTCTAGCTAGCTCATCGATGATATAGCCCCCGTTATAGTAGTAGATATCACATAGCGCCATCGGGTCTCTCGCATAGCCAAAATCAAGCCCTCGCACCTCCAGCCGTGCCTCGTGAGGTATTTCATCGATAATCTTCCAGTCAGTGAATATCTTACCCTCAACATTCATCGGCTCGCCTAGCCATTTATGTTTGTAAAGTTTAGGGCGGTTAGCTTTGTCATCTTCCATCTCAGCCCGCAGGACATCAGGGAATAAACCATATTTGTCTGCTACATCGTAGTTAGCGAATATGACCAGCGTGTTAGGTCGTCCATCAATCACCAATCTCTTGTGTACTGGATCAGCCTCTCGAAGTCGGTTATAGCTGTAGATAATTTGACTACCCGGCAAGCGTACTGTCGGGGTTAGTACCTCGATCGATCGCTCTGATACGGTTTGAGCCTCCTCGACCCACGCCTCTGTCAGTCCGTCAATCGACTTAATCGACTGTTCGTTATTCTTCAAGCCTCTAAAGATAAAATCATAGCCGGTCTTAGTGTTGATGATCGTATCATTAGTAACCTTGAAATAAGGTATCTCATACTCCTCGATAATCCCAGCAAGCAATGAGTGGACTGAGTCTTTAATAGAGTTCTGAAACTCGCGGAAACAACCGCACCTGCCAGGCTTTTCACTAGCTCTCATTAGGAGTATGCGTGCTATTGTGCCTGATTTAAGCGATGCCCTGCCACCATGAACTGCTGCCTCTCGATAATCTGCGTCCATCAGTGGAGCGAACTCGGCCGGGATTAGTATCTCAGGCCTTTTTACGCTCATCAATTACCCTCACTACTGGAAATGATAACTTCTCACCATTAGTCGTTATATCAGTCCTCTTAGGAGCGTCTAAGCCAAGTAAAGCCGATATATCCTTAAGCACCGCCCTAGCTGTCGTCTTATCGCCATCATCCACGCATTTACGATACAGAAAGGCTAGTCGTTGGTAGTGAGCATTGACTTTCTCCTCTAGCGAACCCTCGATTTTCTGGTGTATTACAGCGGTAGCCTCTTTTATGTAGGTATACGCTTGTGCTTCTGCAACACCATACTTTTCGTTTATCTCGACAACTAAGTCAACGACTCTCCAGCCGCCTAAAAGCTTCTCAACAACAAACTTAATCCGCTTAGCATACTCTACCTTGTCAGACTTCACCTTGCCATTCAGTTTTCTTTTTTCGTTCTTCTCGACCATACCCCTCCTATCATTCAATCCATAGAAGAGCACGCTTAACTCGAAAAAGCGCACTCATCGGCTACTGGCCGCCAAAGGTACTAGCACACACCAAAATTGCCAGCGGTGGAGGAGTGTACTCTTCTACAGATTGAGGTTATTAAAAATAAGGTCCTCGTGGGGATCGTTTATCCGACCAGGTGGGCTACGCCAAATAAACAAATCCCCCCCGTTGAAGTAACGGAGAAAGGGTTATGAGACCCCCATGAAGACCTTAAAAGAATTGACTGCAAGAGCCAAGGGTAAACTAAGTTCAGTATAACAAAAATAGCGCTGGTTGTCTATACCTAACGCTACATTTAGTGTGATACTCATTGTGGAAACCAGTAAGTCTAATCGATAGTTTGAATAAAGAGTTGATTTTTCTGGTCTCCACGACAAGTACCAACTACCATTATTATACATAAAAACACCACGCATGACAATACTATTGACTTATTTCTAAATGTTCGATATTATAAAAGGGCTTAGGTATTTATTAGTGCACTCGCCCGATGTCGGGAGGGTGCTTTTTTGAAGAAAACCCTCTCAACTAGGACAAGAGCACTGTAAATACATTCTCTACAACTAGTTCAGAGTCTAGTTGGAAATAAAAAACTCTATGGCCAATTCTAGTATAGAGCTTCAAGTGCTGGCTCTGTAACTCCACAACCAGCGACCTGCTCTGTACTAGAAAAGACTAAACACATCGTAGCGTATGGAGGGTTATAGATCCAAGGGGGTTACGGTTGCATAGTTAGGGATTGTCGAACAGTGAGGGTTCCCTCTTAGCAGGGATATGGAGGCTAATGTCTTAATAGGGGTATGAAGTTATTTCTAAGGAGATAATCATGTTATACGAATCAACCACCACATTCATCAACTATAAACGCTCTAGAGGCTGTACAGATAGCACCTGCACTACTTACAGATACATTCTTGATGATTTTATAGAGTTTACTGGAGATATCGCCTTAGAGAGCCTTACAATCAATCTTATCGACCTATACGTGAACACCCTACAATCTGTCGGCTTAAAGCCTAAGACCATCTACAGCCGTCTAGCAGTCATCAGAAGCCTTGTCCTTTACCTCTACTCCAGGGACTTGACCAACATCCGCCCTCAAGCCGTTGAACTACCGAAACTAGCCGATACTGAAGCCAACTACCTCCTACCAGATGAGCAGACCAGGCTATTATCAGTTATTGACAATCAGAGAGACAAAGCCGTCATTCACACCCTCATCTCTAGTGGACTTCGTGTATCTGAACTAGCCAATCTACTCTATGATGACATCGAGAATAAGTCTATCGTAGTCAGAAAAGGTAATGGCCAAAAGCATAGAGTCACCTTTATCACCGAGGCTTGCCGATCGTGTATTTCAGCCTACCTATCGTCAAAACCTCGCACAGTCTATCTGTTCACCAACTTGCAAGGCGATCCACTCTCTCGTCAATTCATCTATAAAATCGTCAAACAATACGCGCTTAAAGCAGGTATCGAAAAAGAAATATCACCGCATACCCTGAGACATACCTTTGCGACAAACCTACTCAGAAACGGCGCTAGAGTCGAAACAGTCCAGCCCTTGATGGGACATGCCAACATCCAAACAACCCTAATCTACGCACATTTTACAAACCCCTATTTACAGAGTGAATATGACAAGTTTTCCACAGTTTAGCAAAGAATTAACAAAGAATTAGCACAATGAGTATTGACATAAGCGTCTATACGATGTATACTGAAAGCACGATTAGATTGCTAATCAGGTAGTTTGAAAACTCGACCATTGAAAAAACAACCTCCATAAGAGGTCGTTCAAATAAATTGGTTTACAAAACAGCTGCTCTAACCAACTGAGCTAAAGCGGCGTAAACACAATTATAGCATAGTCGAGTCATTTCAAACCATCGAAATGGCTTTTTTAATCGCCTGCACTAATAAGTGCCTAAGCAACCTTAACAACTCACCGACAATACTGAACGCAATCTCCAAAGCGTCACTAGACAGAGAGGAGCAAGATTGACCAGTAGAAACGATAGGTGATTCAAACTTATATATTAAATAATCGACGGTCTTACGAGGTGGGTAAGCCTAGGGTAAACAGATGGATTGTCTGCCCTCCTCGTTAGACTGTCGAAGTTTCAACTGCTTTCTCCTGGGAACCACGAACTCCATCAGTAGCGTTAAGCGAGCTACTGTGCAGGGCACTGCTTAAAAGGGAGCCACAGACTCAGGCGTAAGCAGTTGAAGTAAAAAGGAGAATAATTATGAGGATATACCCAAAGTTCACTAACCCTTACCCATCCGCACAGCCAGTCACTGTTCAATCAGGCTATTACAATACAGACGAGTTTGTAGTTGATTGGTGTGATCACGCTGGCGCAGAACTAGAAGAAGTCACTAACCACGCCGGATTAGAATCAGAGTATTACGAGCAAGTTTATTTTTGCGACAAGTGTGGGGCATGGTTATCTGAAGTCGATGATGGTCAAGATTGGCAAGACCCAACATCTATTAGTCGAGATTACAGCGACCGAGAACGAAAAGCATTTGTGAAAGCTGGAGGAAAGATTTATGAGTAAAGTATCGACAATCTCATTCGGTTCAGTCAAGGCCTACGCGAAAGTAGCCGACCGATTGAAAGACTTTAGAGAGAAAAACCCACGTGCAAGCGTCAAGACGGAGGTTATACCCCAAGACGGCGGTATGATCATCCAAGCCACGATATTGACCGACAAGGCCGATATCTCATCAGCTGACGCTACTGGCTCGGCCTACTACCCTGAAGCTCAACTAAAACGAGACAAAGGATTCGAAAAGCTAGAAACAATCGCTGTCGGACGAGCCTTAGCCCTACTAGGCTGGCTCAACGATGGTGAAATCGCCTCAACTGAAGAGATGGAAGAGTTTACCGAGTTCAAGCAAGCCCGAAAAGACGAAGCCCGAAAAGACTTCATCAAAAAGCTTAAATCAACCAAATCACTCGACGAACTCAAAGCCGTCTATATCGAAGCTGGCGACCTACTGGATGAAACAGTTGTGAAAGCCAAAGATGAAATGAAAGCAAAGCTATCCAAGGAGGCAAAAGATGAAAAGAATTGACCTAGCTCAAGATAGCCAGGAGTGGCTAGATTACAAACGAACCCGTATTGGCGGTAGTGGTGCAAAAAGCATTCTACCCCTCACCCAAGGAGCAGACCGAACACCGTCAGGCTTCTGGGATTTAGTCGCCTCAAGGCTGACTAGCCCAATGGAGCAAGATGAAGATCCACGAGACAGAGGACACAGGCTAGAGACAGACTGTATCGCCGAACTCGAAACGATTATTGGCAAAAAGCTTGATTCAAAGCCTACCCCTTGGGTATCAGACGAAGATGACGGCTTAATGCTAAGTTCCGACGCTTGCGAGCCGGTCGAAGTGCCAACCTATGACGCTGAAATCAAATCATTCAGTAGCTGGGGCAAGCACTTCAAACTAATCCATCAGCTGAACCACCAGGATATACAAGGCGACCCTCTCGAACTACTAAATATGGGCTATGGTTCAGACTTCCGCTACCAAATCTTACACGGATTCGTAGTCAATCCCGAACTTCGAACAAGGTATTTCGTCAGCTACTGCCCGGAAGCCAATTATGACCAGCACAAACTAGCCATAATACCTTTCGAGCGAGCTGATTATCTAGACCGTATAGCAGAATTAAAAACCATCGAGCTAGACACTCTTAAACGAGTTAGAGCAGTCGTCAGCGAGATGATAGGAGACGATTTCTAATGAACACCGTAAACATCGTAGGGCGGTTATCAGCCGACCCCGAACTAAGAAGCACACAATCCGGCAAAAATGTCCTAAGCTTTACAGTCGCCGTCAGACGAGACAAAGAAAACACTGACTGGATCAATTGTATCGCTTGGGAAAAGACCGCCGAACTAATCTCTAACTACTTTCAAAAAGGTAGCGAGATTGGCATAACTGGACGCATCCAGACAAGCAGTTTCGAGGACAAGCAAGGCAACAAGCGAAAAACTACCGACGTGATAGTCAACCAAATCACATTTATCGGTAGCAAGTCCGAAGCCAAGCCGACTAATACTAAATCAACCGATACCGCTCCGACTGAAATATCTGATGAGCCGATTGACTTGTCGGAAATACCCTTTTAGGAGAAGACAATGACTAAAACGCTAAAACAACAAATCGACAAAGAACTAACCAAACCAAAACAAGAAAAGGAAACCAATATGAAAAATCTAAAAAACAACCAAACAGTAAAAACAATCTTAACAGTATTCATCACCTTACTCACTGTGTCAGCCTTAGCTGGTGCATTCGTACTAGGCATGAACTACCAAAAGACACTCAACCACGATACAACCGAGACACTAAAATCGGTCGTCTCGAGCATCAAGGTTGAGTCAAAAGAATAAGTCGGGCAGTGGTGGCGAACCCGACAATCGAACCAGCCACAATTGACGATAGGTCAGTCGGCGAGCAATTGCCGACTGGCTGCGAAACTTATCGTCATCTAGTCGAGCAATACGACTGGGATACCGAGACGATGATGTTTGCTATGCAAAAAGAAAGTGGGTGCAACCCATCAGCAGTTGGCGACAACTACCCTATTGCTGGCGTTCACGCTCCGTCATGTGGTCTTCTGCAAGTCAGAACCCTTATTGGCCGACCGAGTTGCGAAGAACTTAAAAACCCTGCAACAAATGTCGCCACCGCATACAAAATATGGCAATCGCAAGGCTACCGAGCCTGGACGGTATTGCACTAGGAGGTATATGGAAAACAACGAAAAGCCAAGAACTCCCCGACAAAATCGCTCACTTCACAAACTGATGAGCGAACTGTCGGACGAGTTAAACGACCACGGTATGACGATGATGAAAGTCTTATCGCAATCCGCCGAGATTTTATGGACACCGGAAATGGCAAAACAGCTACTTCTAAGGCCATTCATCAAGGCAATGTTCAACAAAACTTCCACCAC